ATGTTTTGCAAAACAGGCCCAAGCACTGGGTCGTTAAAGCTGGATTCTGTCCACGCCAAATATTGCTCAGGCGAATTGATAAATCGCAACGCGTCTTTAGACCGCGATAAGGCCGTGCTGTAAGTATTAGCCTCTTTTTCTGTGGCCGCTACGTCTTTTATGATGTCAGTGCGGGCGAGTTGGTTTTGCGTTTGCGCCGCCGACTGTTGCATACCAAGAAAGTTCGGCACCTGCATCGGTTCGCCCGCTAGGGCGATTTTTGGGTTAACTAAAGCCATGTTATTCCCCGAAATAGTTAGTGCTAGAAGTTATAGGGCCAGAGCCGTATATCGACGGTGAGCCGGAAAACCCGTATGGGCCCGCCCCCCGCATGGCGCTAAACTGCCCTGCAAGGTTACTGATGCCGCTAAGCCCTGCGTTAAGCGCATTGGCTTGCCCCACGTACCCTGACGCCCGAGCTTGGCCAGCAGCGCCTAGCGCGTTGGCTTGGGCAGTTGCGCCTGTACGCATGGTGTTGGCTGCGCCTGAAGCAAAATTTGCCCCATAACCACCTAAAGTATTGGTGGCCAGTTGACCTGCGCCAAACAACCCCATTAGCGGGTTTAGCTGATTGGTTCGGTTTACTTGATACCGGTCAAACGCTGCGCCGTACTCTTGCGAGCCTAAGTCTTGCCCGAACCGCTGGGCAGCTTTGAGCGCGCTGCCTGAGATTAAGCCCCCACGGGCGGCAGCCTGACGGTCAAGCGCTTTCATGCCTTCGGACATCCGAAAGGCGTAGCCTGGGTCTTGTTGAAAATCCTGCATACCAAAGTCGCGTGCGTACTTACCAAAGTCTGCCGCATTAGGGTCAACGTTTAGCTGATCGGCTTGCATTGTCGTGGTGAACTGGTCGCGTGTCGGCATTGCCATACCAGCGCCTGCTGCGCCGGGGGCGGGCGTGAACGTTGGGTCTATATATACCGACCCACCACTATCTTGCCCGCTGTCTTGGTAGTAGCCCGGCGTAAAAGTCCCCTGCCCCGGCACACCGGTGCCAGCGCTAAGGCCTTGGTTGTAGCTATCCATGGCGCGGTTATAGCCTGCTTCGTCAAACTGCGTAATAGGCGCCATGCCGCCTGCCGTGGGGGCTAACCCTAAGTAGGTCATCAATTGGTTTTGCGCCGTCAACCCTGCTTGGCGAAACGGCGCAATGTCAGCACGTTGCTGATTAAAGATTTCCCGTTGCAGTGCTAACGACTGGCGGTCTGATTCAGCTTGTAACGCCCCCGCTTCACGAGCGGCGTTAGCTTGTGTGCTGGCCGCTTTGCCTGCTGCACTGGAACTTAGGGCGCCGCCGACAACGGCTGCACCTACGGTGGCGGCTGCTACCCATCCGGCCATAATTACACTCCTTCATGCGCAAGTTCTTGCGCTTTTTCATGTTTAATTGCTTGCGTCCGGTTTTCGCCTAGCCCGCATTCAGGGACTACGTAAAGCCGGTCTTCTAACCTTAGCACATCAGTACAGTCGTCTGGGTTTTCGTACACATCCACCCAAACGACTTCTTCTTCAAACACCCGCCCTGCTCGTTGGGCGCCTGCTTTGGCTATAAATTCACACGGCGCGGTCAGCACTCGCACGCTGTCGTCAACGTTTACTGCTATCGTACCTTTTTCCAGCCGCACTTTATAGTCTGTCTTGTGTTCAGCGCCGGTCAATACTGTCCACGGCGGCACAACAATCTCTCGTTCGTAGACGCCAGGCAAAAACCGGTGCGTTGTCTTGACGTCTGCTTGTTCCATCTTTAGCAGCTCATCTTGCAGCGCAACAACTTTGGACTGCATAGCCGTAGGGTCAACTAAGCCGCGCTCACCGAACCCCAGAAGACCGTACAAGTCTTTTGCTGGATCAGGTTTGGCTAAGATACCGGTGTACGTTACTTGCACAGTCAATCCTTGCTGTTGTTCTGGTCTAGCTTCTTAAATATCAGCCCTAGTGTGGTGTCTACCTTAGTAAAGCCCACCCGCATGTCGTCTTTGATCTCACGCACAGCGTCCTTAAAATCATCACGGCGCACGAAGTCTTCGTGCATTTGCTTGTCTAGGTCTTTGATGTCTAAGCGCATATCTTTAATCGCTTCCCATATCATTTTTAAAGCCCAACCGACAACAGCGCCGCCGATACCAACAATCCAATCAAACACAGCTTGTGATCCCATTATAATACGCCGTCCCTATTGTTGTACTTGCGTAACTTGTAATACTATTGCTGGCGCAACAGGCGCAAAAACGGTCGCTGCCACTGAGTCTAATTTTATATTAGTGCTGTCAGCCGCAAATGCCATTTCAACATAATCATTGGCATTAAGCGATACCGATTCAACCAAAGCTAGGGTTGTGTAGCCATCATTAATGTCGCTTGTCACTATTCGAGCAGAATCTGGTATGGCTGTACCGTTCTTTTTGAACCAAACCCACATATTTTTTGTTGATGAGTTGCCGCTACTGATTTGCACGGTTGCAGAAAATTGATAAAACCCCGACGCTGGCACAACAATACGCGAAGTAGGCGTGCCAATAATTACCCCATTTGTTATCTCAGTCACATCAAAAGTTAACAGCCCTTCTGTGTTAATCGCTGCTGGGCTTTGGTCGGTTGTTTTACTGAACTCCCCGTAGTACTGCATTGGCGTGATTGTAGGTCGCACAAAGACAACGCCGTCTGTAGCGTCTGAAATAACGCAAGCCGCAAGAACGATGATATTGTTAGGCGCAGTGGGTTTTACTTTAGTTAAGGCGCCTGCCACCGTCGGTGATGCGTAAAGAAGGTCACCTTGTGTAAAAGCACTTGTATCTACACCGCGAACAAACCCGAACGTGGTGCAGTAACCTTTTTCACCGGAGTCAGGCAAGTCGTGCGTCATGACCCCGAGGATATACAAAGTAGGTTGTGCACCATCAGCTAAGTATGGCTCGACCAATATAGCGTTAGCCGTTGCGCCAGCAAAGCCCACGACTGTGCCGTTAGGGATGGTGACTCCTGTGGTATTGCCCACGCGTGCGTACTGCTCTTGCCCGATTTGTTGCACCACACCATAGTCCATGCCGACATCTAGCGTCTGGTCAGTGCCGTTCCAACCAAGCCTACCAAGCTGAGGGGCAAAACCCGCATTGGTATTGAAGTCTACGAAATCCACAGACACCGCTGGCGCACCCGCTTGCAGTACTTGCACCAACTGACGGTTGATGTTATCTATCTGGTTAAAGTACAGACGCAGCGCGTTATGCACCTGCTCTAGTTGATTAGGGTCATAGTCCCGCCGCATGAGCGGCAAGCTGGGGGCGGCAGTGGTGCTTACTTGAGCCATATCACCTAGTCCCGTCAGGTTTAATATCTATACGCAACGAACCCAACTGCCACGCTACCCCGAGGTCTTGAGACTCCACTCGTAAGGCCATTTGGCGACCACGCAGACGGGTATATACCTGCCCTTCATACTGCTGAATAGTATACACACGGGTAGCTGAGTAGTTGTCCGCGCTTTCTACTTCTGGGTTATCAGCGGCGCCGTAGGGTGTGCCCGAGTTGCGTCTAGGCTTTACTTCCATGGTAACTGATGGGCGGTTGACCCTAGAGCCGTTGAAGTTAATATCCGGTAAGATACGTCTCACAAACCCAAACTGATTCCCATCACCAATATCAAAGTCCGCAGACTGCACGTAAGACACGATTGGCACGGAGGTTAACCCTGCAACATCGTCTGTACCCACTTCATGAAACAAAATACGATTGTCGTAGTCCGCAGCCATAGGGCTTTCCCTTAGTGCTGAATCTAACCACGCCGTGCGACTTAGTGAGCCGTATGACCAAACATTATCTAAGTAGTTATATATGACGTACTTATTTACTATCACCGAGTTGCCTGAACAGTAGAACCACCAGATCTCGTTATACGCTTCGTTGGTGCCCGCAAACACTTGATAGGCTTGGTCTTTGTTTAGATCAGCAAAGATGTATTGGCGCAGGTCACAAGACAGTGTATCCACACGTCCATTGTAGGTGTAGAACTTATCGCGCCCCATCCAGTATGTGACGTTGTTAGCCGTAGCCACCGCGTTGGGAGACATAATAGATATGTTGTCCATCATAATCTCAAACCGGTACACCAGCGGTGCCCCGATATACTGCATCGAGTAAAGCGCAGACTCAGTCCAGATTAAGATCTCTTGGCGAGCGCTAGCCGATGTAACTATGTAAGAGCCGTCAGTTAACCTAAATTCACCTGATTGGTTAGTAATGGCGGGTACCCACTGAAAGGGGTTATCTTGGTCTGACCAGCGCACCAACATCGGATCAAACGCGCTATTGGCATCGGTCGGGTCGTAAGGGTTTGCCCCCATACAGATAATAAAACGCTGAATCGGTGCGGACACGACCTTGTTAGTTGTGGTGGGTACAAACTGCCCTTGGAGCCCTGCAGCCGTAGAAGCGCTAGAAAGAGTTACTCCGCGAACTGTCACACCTAGTGTGGCGTCCCAATAAAAAACAGGACCCTCTCGCGGGGCGAAGAACAAATCCTCGCCAAAGCTGTCTGCTGTCCACAAGCGCAACTGTTGCCCCACGCCAGTAACTCCGGGAGACCCCCAACCACCAGTACCCCAAGGGTCTGCGCCCCAGCCAAGGCCAACCAAATAAATGTCTAGCCCCGTATTAAATTGATAATCCGCCTCAGCCACAGCACCACCACCAGAAGCCGCAGAGGCCGAAAACACCCCGGGTATGTTGATGGTGTACTCAAGCGTGCTAATAACACCAAATACTTGACGCTCACCGTTAATGTCTGCCGCAGCAAACCCACCGAAAGGGCCTGTCACTCCAGCATAAGTAACGAAGTCGTTTGGCACCGCACCGTGGTTAGCATCAGTTACAGTAAGTGTAGAGCAGGCAACGTTAGCGCCCGTGGTATGCGCTGTGGCAGTGGTGCCGTTAATTCCTCGGTTCACACCGTTTAAGGTATTTGTGGTGATGCTGGAGTATGACATCTGCTCAGTACCGATACGAATTACTCCGCCTGAGCTTGGGAAAGACGACGCACTTGTTAGGGTCACTGTCGATTGATCGGCGGTTATATCAGAGGCTAATGTGTTAAATGCCGTAGAAAATGGATCGCCTGTACCCGGTGGGTTAGGTCCCAGCATAGGGTTAACAACCTTGCGAATGGGGGTAATGTCGTTAAACGCGCCGCCTTCTTCGATGTAGTACTTAAGGTTTGTGCCAACACCGAGCAGGTTTTTGCCCGCAAGGGTGCCCCAGTTGATTAATGCGCGTGCATTACCTAAGTACTGACTGGCAGATAGACGTGTCCAGCCACCGATCTTTTCTGGATTGCCAGAACGAAATCGCACTTTATCACCGTCATACCAACGACCTTCAGCGCTATAAGTAGTGCCTTCTCGATAAAGTCCCGGTTGTATTACGACTTTTGTGACTGCCATAATTACACATCACCTAAAATAACCATCAGTTTGCCGAACTTGGCTTCTCGGTCTGTAAGGCCATTGTAGCCCCCATTTATACGGCGCGTAACTACCCTGACATCGCCTGTGTCCGCAAGCCGGTTTAAGTTATTCGTGCCCCAGAACCACCCACCGGACTCTACGGCTAACTCAGGCTCGGCAACCAAATCAGGTTCTAGTAAAGCGTTGTTGTCTGCGGCGAGTGAAAAGGTGGTGTAGTTGTTCTTGCCAGTAAGTTGGATTAAACCACGACCACGGTACTTCCATCCATCTCCCGAGGATTCCTCGCCATTTCCCATACGGTTAGCGTACACACGGTTTGCTATTCTTTCCGGCTGTCTGGCGTACTGGGCGGCAATCTCATCGTCTGGAAAGTACTTGCCGAATACGGAGCGCAGGCCATTGACCGAGTAGTTTAGGTTCTCTTGCACGGCACGGAAGTTACCCGATTCATGAGCAATTTGGGATAAGAACATCGCTTGACGCACTGGGGTATTAATGTCGTACTTCAGCATGGTCATATTCAACCAAGGCAGATACTTGTCCGCGTTCTCGCTTGACACACCAATAGAGCGTAGTGTGCTAGCTTCGATCATTTTTTTGCCCCTGCCATCGCCTCCAACGCCCCGTCTTTTTGCTTACTGCTGTCAGAAGAACCGAAGAAGAACTGGACAATGGTAGCAACAATCGTGCCTAGTAGAAACCCTAATATAGTGTCAGCAAAGCGCACGTTGGCTTCAGGAATCTCGCCAAACGTAATAAACGCAATATATAGCGCAGAAGAAAGGGACCAGAAGGTCGCAAAGTAGTAAATAAATCGTTTCGCAAATAAGTCGTTTTGACCCAAGGCTGCTACCTGCATAGACCGAGCGTTGGCACGATCAGCAAACACCATACCGATTAGTTCTTTCTCGTGCGAGCGAGCTGCATCCTGCCACTGTGCGAGGACCTCGGGGCTTGGGTCTTGAGTCAGGTCAATGCCGAGTTTATCCTCGACATAATCTTGCCCTTTCTTTGTGATCGCATCTGCAACGATACCGAGCCCATTTGAAACGAGTGTGGTAAGCAGTGGTGCCAGTAGCGGCAGGATCATAGCCTACTCCTTAAACGCGCATGATGAAAAACATAGCCAAGTATGGCGGTCTGTTTTCGTGAGAGAGTCCACCGCCCGTGGCATTAACGGTTATGACGTGCGAGTGCGCTGTGCTTGTTGCTGCACCGGTTGTGCCTGAGACCGCGTGCTGGTGGTTAGACGCTGTAGAAGTCGTAATACTTACCGTGTGGCTATGTGTCGCGTTGGCGCTCATCGCACCAGTTGTGAAATTGTGGGCGTGGGTTGGGTCTGACGCCCCTGTAGTACCAGAAAAAGAATAAGTGTGTGTATGGTTAGCGCTGATGCCGCCGGTGTTTCCGGCTACGTTGTGTACGTGATCGCCTACGGCAGATATTGTAACCGGGCTCGCCCTTACAACAGAAGTAGATATGGCATCAAAAAAAGTGCCAACATCATTATTAAATGCATATAATGCTGGGCTTAGACTATGACTATGCCCACCTGCTGCGCTAGTGCTAACGTCAAAAGCGTGAACGTGATCGTTACTGACTGCGCTGGTTGTGAGGTCGCCACTGCTATACCCGTGGGTGTGTGAAATACTTGTGGATCCGGTTGTGCCTGAGTGCGTGTGGGCTAGGTCGACTGTGGAAGTTGTGCCTGTGCCAGTATGGTCGTGTGCGCCTGAAAGCCCAGAGGTAACTGAGAAATCATGTGTGTGGGCAATGGATTCGGTGGCAGACGAGCCTGTGTGAGCGTGGCTTGGGATCTGCGTTACGTCTAGTGTGACTGAGTTAGCACCACCAGTGTCATTCAAAGCATAAGAAGTACCCGCACCGACAGGGAAACGATCCCGCATATCAGGAGTGCCGTTCGTGCCATCGCAAATCTGCCAGCCCGTGGGGATGTTAGCCAAAAGCCCGTACCACATAATGACCGAGCCCACTGGGAGCGCTGAGTTCACAAAGGCCGTGGTGGCGATCTGCGTGTTATTAGTGCCTGCAGCAGCAGTGGGGGCAATCGGTACGCCCGTGAGGGTGACGTTATTAAACGGTGTTTGGGTGGATAGGAGCGTGGTTTGAGCGCCATCCGTGATTACCCTACCTGTTACGACGTTGCTGCCATCACAATAAATGTAGGCTTCAGAGAGCGACGGAATGTCAAACGGTGTTCCTGCGGCGGTTTTAACCTGCACTGTGGCGTCGGACGTGTTCTTGACGGTGTAGGTCTTATTCACGTTAGGGATCGTTAGCACGCGGGTAGTACCCGGCGTACCAGTTACTCGCAGCACTGCACTGCGGGATTGATCGACCACACCATTAAGCGCAGTTAGGGTGATGTTTCCACTGGTGACGTTTAGGTCAGTAACACCGGTAATGGCTTGCTCTATTAAATCACCGAGGTTCCCATTCGTGGTTATACCCCACACACCTGACTGCTCACCAGAACCGACTAGCTCTAGCCTTAACGAAGTTGAGAATGTACTCGGCATTTAGTGCTCCTTAACCCCAAACACGCATTGGGTATGGCTGTGGGTCGATACTATATATTAACAATGGCTCTTCGTTCTCACCATCAACTACGCGCACATTTACAAACCAGCCATCATAAGGTACAGGCACGTAACCTTCTGTCACTGGGTCAGGCGCAGGTTGATAGATCACGCCAATCGTGTCGATGTTAACGTAATTAGGTGTCCATGAAACAATCACATCGGGTAGGGGTTCGTCAGGCGTTGACTCAGGGTCAGGCGCATAGACAGGTGTGTATAGAACAGATTGCGCTTGCTCTTCGTCAACAAATTTTAGGTAAAAATCTTGCATGTCATGTCCTTATGTGTTGATCTGAGTTACGCCGTCAGACAGGAATGGTTTAAGCTCATTGGCATTGTTGGCGAATGTAGCGTTTGCGCCCGAGGAGAAGCCAGTTGGCTGTGCTGTTAGACCCGTTACCATGCCCGATAAGTCTTGGTTAAATGCTGATGCGCTTAGGAACATATACGCCATATTAGTAACCGCACTTGTGTCCCATGCACTAATATCTTGGTTAAATGCTGTCGCAGAGTTGAACATATAAGACATATTAGTAACTGCACTTGTGTTCCAAGAACCAATGTTTTGGTTAAATGCTGTTGCAGAACGGAACGTTTGCTCCATATTTGTCACAATACCTGTATTCCAACTTCCGATGTCTTGGTTAAAAGCTGATGCATTGAAAAACATTCTATACATAGTAGTAACAGCACTTGTGTCCCACGAACCTATGTCTTGGTTAAATGCAGGTGCTGAATAAAACATACCAGTCATATTAGTAACATCACTCGTGTTCCAAGAACCTATGTTTTGGTTAAATGCTGTTGCGCTTAGGAACATATAAGACATATTAGTAACCGCACTTGTGTCCCATGCGCCTATGTTTTGGTTAAATGCTGACGCACTGTCGAACATACTAACCATTGTAGTCACAGAACCTGTGCTCCAATTATTAATTGTCGAGCTACCGCCATTGTTAAATGCTGTCGCACTTTGGAACATACTAGCCATATTTGTC